GACGCCTCTCGGCAGCACCGTAAATCAACGGGAAAAAGTTTTCAAGAATCCGGCATCCGAAAGCATATTTTTCTTGGTCTATCCTGTTCGCCATCAAGGGACTCTGTTCGCCAGCATTTGTTGAGAGAATTAGATGTGAGACTTTTGCCACGTTTATAACTCCGTTATGCTTCGCCTTTTATTCCCTTATCCTCGACTTGCAAGCGGATTGCAGTATCACGTTCATCTTTGGAGAAGGAAGAATTTGCTGAAAGCCTATATATGCCTCTTTCAGTAGCAACCAATACAAAACCCTCTAATTCCAACATAGACACTATTTTCTTGTCAGGGTCGGGGTCTGCGAATATAAGTTTTACGCCTTCTTTTTTTTCTACCATAACTCATAATCCTAAAAAAACGATATACATTTAAGGGGGCAAGGAACTCTATCTGCGCCCACAAAGACCGACCCCCAGGGTGTACCGGCCTTATGCAGAAAAAAGAATGCTTTTTTTGTTTCTCCGTTATGATTCGGATTCATCTTTGTTCTCCGGAAATCTCTGATTCAAGAGAGACGTTCTTAGTGGTGTCTGGTGGGCTTTCAGTTAAGCCCCGCTTATTATCAAGGCCGTCTGCTAAGCCTGCTAAGTGCTTGAGTCGTTTTCGCTGCTCAGGCGTAAAATCCTCAACCTGTTCTGTTCTCTGGAGACTATCTGCCTTAAATAACCCCAAGTGTCTGCATAATTGGTCTAAAGCGGTCAACTTGTTATGTAGCTTGAATTGAGTTGTTTTGTATTCCCTGCTCTCATCTTTGTTCTTGGTTACGTTTACCTTGACGGATTCGACGGCAGCCAGCTTGTCTCGGTCAATATCATCAAAATTCTTGATATATACTTCTCCATCTTCATCTACCGTCAAATAGTCTCGGATATTGCTGTATCCTACCCGCATAAGTTCCTGGACAATATCATCAGCATCAAGTTGTACTCGTTTTGAGCGCTTAGCTTTAAGTCTTTGCACTTCGTTCTGAATGTTTACTTTTGTTAATAGCTGTGAGGCTTTGCTACGAGCTGATTTCTCGCCGTATCCTGCCCGAATTGCTGCCTGAGCAGCGTTCAAATCAATTATGTATTCTTCGCAGAATCTTTGCTGTTTTGGTGTTAATTCTCCATTATCAGTCATACGTTATTTCCCGCTTTATCAAGCGACCGCGTTTCTTTCAGGTCTGGTACAAAACGTCTTAGAACAACTGAACGATTCGTGCCAGTCAACTCAGCTAAAATATCAATCGAACGTGCCTCGGCCTTAGTCACCCGAAATCCTATCAACGTTTCTTTTGTTAAACGCTTACGCTTTTCCATAAATCAGTTCCGAACACAAACAATCAATAAAAAAGGCCGAACGAGAAGGAATCTCCTTCTTATTCAGCCAGATAACCTTCAAGAATTATATACAAATGTTTAACAGCGTCAATAAAATAACCGTAAAAAAAATAAAAAATTATCAACTGACCCCCTTTATTACCAAAAACGATATATACAAGGGACAGGGTAGTATCATTTATCCGCTCACAAACATCGACCCCGCCCCTACCCCCCCCTTGCACCGGTTTTGTCTTTGCGTTTTTCTCTGCTGTGCGATTATCGAAGGATGGCCGTGTCCAGGGTTTTGCTCTGCCTTTTATGCTGGTCTGTCTGGTCTATCCGTCCGGCTGGCTGCTCGGTAGTCGGTCGGTGGCTGGGTCTGGTCGGGGGGTTTCTACATTAAACGGACGTTCGTCCACTACAGCCAGCGTCCGGCGCTCGTAGGGTATGTCTGGCTGGTCTGGTATGGTATGGTTTGTTCGGTGGTGTGTGAATCCCTCTGCTCTGATATTCTACTCATAATAGATAAAATGTTTAGGATAACTTATATTTTCATTGACAACCTACCGATATAAGAGTATAGTTATTATTGTAATGAGTAGAATAAATAGGATAACAAACCAGAAACGCAGTTATTTATCGCAAAGTGAAAATCCGGATTCAACGTGAATCCAGTAAAAGTGGCCGGGCGATACTGTAATATCCCCGACCGTGGCCTTAACTGTTAAGGAGTTAAGACAATGACACATCTAACAGAAAACCCCCAAAAAAACAAGTCAATTCTTGAGGTGCTGGAGTTCTGCCAAGAGCAGAACCTTCCGGCGCGAGTAGTCGGCAAATGGGTCTGGATTCAATTCGCATCCAAACCCTCTGCCGAAATCAGACAATCCCTGAAAGATATGGGATTCAGGTGGTCGCATCGGCGTCAACAGTGGGCGCACAACTGTGGACGGCCAACAAGGGCGGCCAAAGGTTATCGTCCGTGGGATAAATACCAGACGATTAGTCTTGACGAAGCTATGGAAAGAGCGGTGGCGATATGAAACGGATAATTACGCTACCAGCGATTGGCAAATCTGTAACAATTGGAAATTACGTAAAAGGCATTAAGCTTGCCAAAGCAAATCCAGATACAGAGTTCAAACACGGTCTGACTTGTTGGTGGGCTTGTACCGGCAGGGAAATTATGAAGCAATTTCGAGAAGGTGTCCAACAGCGAATTAATGAGGCAGTTCCTTACATTCAACGAGGTATAGATTAGGCAAGCCGTTACTCCGGCTTATATGCGTATAGGTCGGGGATAACCGTTTTATCAACCTTACCGAAAGGAACATTATGAGTATCGACCGAACAAAGTATCTCGATGACTCAGAGGTCAAGAAGCTCTGCTATACAACGCTCGCTTGGAATGACGCTGACTTATACAAGGGACGGATTCAAGGGACGCTGACGTGGCTCGTAGTCGATGTAGCGCTCGGGACCGGACTCCGAGTCGGTGAAATGGCAGAGCTAAAAGTCAAAGATATTGACTTCAAACGCAAGGCCATTAAGGTCGTCCGGCTCAAAAAAAAGAAAAAGAAGTCCGAAACTCTTGCTATTTCAGACAGCCTTGTAGCTCACTTGAAAAATTATCTTGGTGAGCGGGCGTCCGGATGGTTATTTATGGGCAAGCGCGGTCGGTTACATCGAGAAGGTCTGCAACGAATCTGGAAAAACGCTATCAAGCGGGCTGGACTACCAAAAGAATTGTCGATTCATTCCGCTCGGCACACGATGGGATTTATGCTGCTCAAGAAAACAAAGAATCTCCGGCAAGTGCAAAAACAACTCGGCCATTCAAGCCCTGCGGTAACGGCCAATATCTACGCCGATGTATCGTTCGATGAAATGCGGGAAGGCGTCAATGGGCTATATTGATTTATTTGCCGACTTTATCCACCACTGCCAATAGGGAGACCTTCTGGCTCTCCAGGCTCTCCTACTATTCCGGTGCTTTCAGTGGTGCGGTCAACAGTTTTATCGTACCTTGGTGTCCGTATAATATCTTCAGTTTCACTCCAGCAACTATCTTCTAATTTCTGTCGAGATTCTTCTTCTGATTCTGCCTTTACTTCATAGGCAAGGGCTGATAATACTACTTCATAAACTCTGTAAGTTTCCATATTCTATCCTTTTGATTTAAGTTTTGTTGTTTTTTTCAATTACTCTGCAAGCACACAAGCACATCCGTCAAGCCGTTCAGAAAATCTGGCTGGAAATGTATGTAGGCTTTTTCCGTTATCGCTATTGAGCTATGGCCTAACAACTTGCTGACGTGCGAAATTGGAACACCTCTACGCAGTAACTCGGTCGCAAATAAGTGCCTAAATGAGTGCGCACCTGCTCTCGGGATTCCTGCTCGCTCTGCCAACTTAGCACAAATATTATAAATAGACTTTCTATTGGTACGATGTCTGACAAAATCCAATCGGGTATCGTCCAGTCCCCTCTCATATTTTAACAGTATATCTCGGCATATTTCATTTAACGGGATGTGCCTCAGCTTGCGACCTTTGCCAATTACTTTGAGCATCTTGAGGTCTTTACTTACATTTCCCCACCGCAGGCTGATAAGTTCCGAGCATCGGACGCCGGTGTTGGCAAGGAAACGAGCTATATCGCCTTCTTCTTGCCCATTGCAGACGGACAGGATTTTTTTGTATTCTTCCCAGGTCAATACTCTCGGCTCTGTCGGGTCTGTTTTTAATCTTTGGATTCCGATTGTGCAGTTAGGCACATTGTAATTCCTGGCAAGCCAGCGACAAAAACTTTTGATGGTAGCTAAATATCGGTTGGCCGTGGCGTTTTTCTTGCCCTCACCGAGCAGGCTGCTGATGTATTGCTCGATTACCCTACAATTTAGTTGGTCGATGTTTTCAATATCTAAGAATTTGATAAATCTCGAAATTACACTACGATAGTCATCTTGGGTATTTTTGGCGTAACGCCGACAGTATTCGAGCCATTCGGCGATTACGTTTGAACCGTCCGGCGCTTTCAGAACGGGAAGTGGCTTCGGTTCAGGTTTGGGTTTTACTGCTCTGGTCTTTATTGTTTTGGGTTTTCTCTGAATAATGTCTTTTATGCCATATTGACGAACCAACCAAAAATGAAACGCTCTTACAATACTCTGATAATTTTTTAGCGTTTTCGGTGTATATTCATCTTTGATGTTTTCAATATAGCTTTCGACAAATTCGCAGCTAAGTTGGCCGATAGTCTCAACACTTTCTGGTAGCGATAATGAAAAGTTAGAAATTACATTGTGGTATGGATATTGAGTACGCGGACTAAGTTGACGGGCGCGTTCCATCCATTTATCGACTGCCTCAGTGATTGGAGTATTTTCTTTTAATGGTTCAGGCTTTGGCTTAGGTATTGGTTCGGGTTCAGGCAGCCTTCTCAGAGTAACATACGGCGAAAGAACTTCTTCGGTAATCATAGCGCCACCGCCTTCCATCCTACGAACGGCCAGTTAGCAAACAGCAGACCTGGGCTTTTGAACATCTTTAGCTCGGCAGGCGTTAGTTCGGCATCGGCTTTACCCTGATTACATTCCTTGCAAGCTGTAAGTAGGTTGTCGGCAGAGTAATCGCCACCTTTGCTCAACGGGACAATATGCTCTAAGGTCAATTCGATTCCGCTTTCGACCGACTGATTGCAGTATCGACAGCGAAAGCCGTCCCTGCGGAAGATGGCGAAGCGTAGGCGGTTGCGGTAAAACAGCCAGCGAGAAAATCTAAGTTGGTTGTCCCCCTGTGATTTTGGTTCTGTCTCTGTTGTTTTCATAATAGAGCCTCTTAAAAAGGCGCCCTGGAGCTATGCGGCACAACAAAGTGAAGGCCGTCTGTCCTTTGCAGAAACAGAACTCCAGGGCAGTTGTTTGGTATGGGTTTTGTAACTTTGTTGTTTCCATACCACCATTATCGGCGCTCGGGCGGGTTTGTCAACACTTTTCTGAGATTTTTGTGAAAAAAATTTAGGGGGGGCGTAGTAAGATAGTGCTAAACCCTGTGATAGCCATTAGAAGGTCGTTTGCTCGCTGGCATAGCGCCAGAGCGTACCCTGTGGCGCAGAATAGGTACTGTGTGCGGTAGTTGTGCCGACTTTAACCATCTAAAGTATAGCACAATTAAGCTGAAAAGACAAGCCCAGGTCAAGACAGTCCATATTAACAAACATTTTCGTTCTGGCTGTTTTCATAACTCTATTACTTTAATAGCCTTATCGTTTTCATTTTCTGTCGCATATAACATACCAGCCGTCCATTGTAATACCCTTGATATTGGTTCGATTATGCGGTTTTGGCCTGAAAGTCCACTTTCTCTATTCCACTGGTGTCCACTGGTGTCCAGGGTTGTTTTATATTTTGTCCAGTCACGGTCAAGTCACGGAGTTTTCTGATTGCATCCACTTCCGAAGCGTAGGTTATATGAGAATATCCCATCGTTGTCTTTAGGTCTTGGTGTCGGGCAAGTCTCTGAACCACTACCGCAGGGACACCAGCAAGAAAAAGGTCTGTAATAAACGTATGCCGCAAGCTGTGAAAGTCGATGTCCTGTCCGGCCTCGTTCCTGTGCGGGATTCCTGCGACCTTCAAGTCGAGCCTTATCATTACCGCCGCCCTGGTACTACGTGGCAAGTCAAACGCTTTCTCTGTGGCGTTCATCCCTGACAGGTACGACTTAATCTCGGCGGCTGTGATATTGTTCAGCGGTAGGTAGTCTGCTTGTTTTCCTTTTGTGTTCTCGGCTTCTATCCGGACAGTGCAAGGGTTCGCATCAAAGTCAAATGATAGCACTTTCAGAGCCTTGATTTCCGAGTACCTCAATCCACATTCGGAAGCTATACGATAGACCAGATAGCGAGCCTCGGCACTCATTCGTCCTCTGTGTTCCCCGTTCCTTGTCGCACTCAATAGCCTGCTCTTTTCGTCTGCACTTAACGGCCTGCGGTTCTTTCTGATTTCTACTTGCTTAACGAGCTTTATCCTTGCCAGCGGGTCTGGGGTCAACTGGCGCTCATCACACAACCACTTTGTGAAAATCTTTATTGCTCTTAGGTGTCCGTTGTAAGTCCCTTCGCTATACCCTGTATCGCCCCTGCCTCTGGCAAGGAAGTTTTCAACCACCGGTGCATCAATGTCGCTGAACATCTTGAATCCACAACCTTCCAAAGTCCTCGATATACTCGAGTCGGTGTTGGCGATATACCGCTCATTGCAAGCGTTCGACCTGCGGGTCTCAATAAAGACCTTCAAGTGTTCGCTTAATGGCGTGGTCAAGTGGTCGGTTGTGTTGCGTCCGTCAACTACATTCCATTCGATTAGATTGCTTTGGATTCTCGGCATCAAGTCGGTAAACCATCTTTTATCTGCATCGGTTTTGAGCTTGCCGTTGTTGTTCATTACGGTTTCGATTTCAAGGCCGAGCTTAACACTTTCGTTCTTGTGGGTATATGCCTTCAAACGCCTTCTTGTTCCCCCCCTGTCGTTGAAAGTCAAATGCCATTCGTTACATACCTTCGGCTTGCCGTGTCGGTCTTTGTATTTTGTTTGATATGCTTTCATTTTTCTACCTTCCTTTCTAAATTTGGTAATTTTTCTAATATTATCCAAAGTGTATGAGCATACCTATTCAAATAAAATTCGTGTCGTGGGTATCTTATCCGCCTCAACCATCTAAAACAGCAAACTCTGGGTTTCTCGCACGCTCGTTTGTGAATGAGTTTTATGTTTTCATTTCTATTAACATATTCATTAACAAACTGAATGGCTTCCTTTATGTTAAAAAACCATTTATGACGGTCTGTAGGTTTTTCGGCTGGCAATCCATACTTGCTTTTATGGGGACTACGACCTTTTCTCATAGGCACTCTGACAAATGCCCAACAGTTAGGCCACGAAATTACAACATATCTTTTTGATACACGTATAAGCTCTGAGAAAATTAAATGAAAATTCTCAATATGTTCAAGTACGTCTGTGCAAATAACACAATCAAAATAAGATTCATCAAAAGGTAATTGCTCAATCTTTTCAAGGTCTAAACGAATGTCCGGCTCTCCTGTAATGTCAACTCCGGTATATTCAATATCCTTGTCTTTTATGAACCTTTTCAGAATTGCCGTATCACAACCTACATCTAAGATTTTCTGACCAAAATATTCCTGAAAATTCTGAAAAAGATATTTGATTCTTTCTTCTCGATTAAAAAGTCTAACATAGTCAACAAACATTATTCACCTACCTTTCTTAAAGTTAAATCTGATTACGGTATACGGGACTTAGCTTTAACAATCTACTTAGCTTTTTGAACGCCGTTCTCTGTAAGCCTTACTACCCTTGTATTCCTGCCCACCCTCGTATTATTCCAGCTCTCCGATATAGCCCTTCTCGTTGTTCGCCCCCCACCTATGCTCATAATTGTCTCATTGAACCATTCATCAAAAGTTCCTATTCGCGGATTTTCCTTCTTTTCTTTTAGATACTTTTGCTTATTACGAGCTAATGATTCTCTTTTTTTTGATTCAAAATCAGACGGCTCTATGCCTAATTTCTCGGCAAGTTTCTTGTTATAAACACTGACGAATCCATACCAGCACGACCGCAAGTCAACTAAACGTTTGCCGCAAAGATTCTGTAAAGTCTTAGTGAGAGTAACTTGTTTTTTATCATAATCATCGGGACGGCCTCTCCACCGACCGAATCCATAATAGCCTTCCACATATGCGTTGTATTCTTCCCATCTGTAAATCTTGAAAAGAATCGCTGCCCTGGTCAATTCATAAATCGTCACTTCTTTTGTATAAATTGCGTTTCCAGTTATAAAAGGGTCGTCAATTTCCCCGATAACCCCGACAATCCCGCCAGGTTGGTATCCTTGTTTTTCGAGTTCAGTTATTTTTTTCTCGTCTTTTTTGGAAACAGATTCAATATCCTTATCTGTCGTTTTTCCTTCTTTATAAATAACAGATAGAATATCTTTTTGAAGTTTGCTCAGTCGCTCTTTTGACATTTTGTCTTACCTTGTAAGAAAAAAAGAAAGCCCGCAAGAAGCTGAGACCCAGCGCGAAGGCTGGACTCCTTTTGGGCTTTCCGTAATCATTCCGTGATTAGCGCTGGGTCTCATAGTGTTTACAATTATATCATACCATCAAGCTACGTCAAGAGAAAATAAAAAAAATATCACTTTTTTCTGAATCGGGCATTTATAGCCCTTTTCGCTATTTTCCGAGGCTGCCACGTTAGCTGTGTTTGACGTTCGCAGGTCGATGGGTAGTTTAACAGCCTACCTTCCAATTACGCAAAAAGAGAATAACTTTCGCCTGGCTTGACAATAAAATTCAGCCTCGCAAATTCGCCGAAGTATTTTTTCGCAGCTTCGTTATAAGCAAGAGCAGCTTCATCTTCATTATCAAAACAACCAAGATACCTCTGTTTGCCGTTCACTTTTATACGGGCTTGCCATTTGAGCTTTAGCTTATTCCAAACAACCCCCTTAAAACAAGACATAGTGTTTTTTTGTGGCTCTTGATTTCGCAGATTCTCGGCGTGTGTGCAGTTGCGAATATTCTGGCGCCGATTGTCAAGGCCGTTATTGTCAATATGGTCAACATCAAATCCGGTAGGAGTCTCTAATATGAGGCGATGAAGATAAACAGTTTTATCGTCAATATTTGCTATAGCATACCACTTATTACCGTTCCATAAAGCGTACCATCGGTACTGGGACACTCTCTCAAAGTCCTCGTCATCCACGTAGGCAACCTTATCCTGTGTAAGCGGTATTATCTTCATATCTTTATCAATCTTTCTTTCGCTGTCTCTGCCACTCTGCACGCCCAGGGCATGCAGCAGCTATCCAATCCTTCAATTCCTGAACCGACCATAAGGTTCGCCGACCTAATTTCCTCGGCAAAGGTACTTTCCCTGTATTGTGCAGCGAATAGAAAAACGCCAGGCTGATATTGAGTAATTTCGCCGCTTCCCTCGCAGGCAGTAATAAAGGGTTCAAGTTGTTCTCGTTGGATTCAACCATTTTCAATAAATCAAATAAAAGCGGCGGCAACGGTTTAGGTATCTGGCTTAACCCGTCTTTTTACGCCACCGCTCTTTTCTATCATAAGCCATTCCTGCTAATCCGTATATTTGCCGGCACTTGGAAAGCTATAGTAAACCCGCCAGGCTGTTCATAAATCTTTAGCCTTGTTGTATTGCAACTTCGCATATCAAATAAAACAATTTCTTCCTCCAGCCGAACATCTATAGTTACCCGTGATGTTCTCTGCTGATGATTACTCTTACGCTGTTTATTGCTTTCAAATCTCTTTCTGTTTCGTGACATTCCTTCAATCCTTCTTAATTGCCCGCCGGTCTTGGCCAGTTATTTCAATCACCAATGCTGTTTGAAGTCTGGACGCTACTCTTTGGTCAAACGATTCTCCTAACTGCTCAATAGTTTTATTGGAGCTTATAAACGTAGGTAACATCCGTTCTTGGCGTTTGTTTAATAATGAGTAGAATGTGACGTAGGCAAAGTCTGTTTCCTGTTTGCTGCGTATTCCCAGGTCGTCAATGAACATTTTATCTACCTGTTTTAATGGTTCTATCAAATCCCACTCTGTCTTTTTTGCTGCCACACCCATTGTTGACCGTACTTTTACGCAGAAGTCGTCAAAGTTTATTCTTTCACAATGATAGCCTTCGTAGATGTATTTACGTATCATTGTCGCCATAGCATAGGTCTTCCCCGTGCCTACCGACCCGTACATAAAAACATCTTGCCCATACTTTAGCTCCAGGAGCTTATCCCTAACATCCTTGTCCAGCGCTTCGATATTTGCATCGAGGTAGAATTGTTCGACCAGCTTTAGGATTGTCTGTTCGGCACACTCTGGCCACAGGTGTTCTTTGCGGTAGTAAACATCAATACATCGCTTGCACCACTTGCGCAGACCTTCCTTATCTTTGTGTTTTAACCCGTATCCGCAGTTTTCACACCTACCGGATAAACTGTTTAGTGGGTTGATTACTTCCGCTAATTTTACTGTGTCCATTCTCTCTGTCTCTCCAAGTTCTGACGGCTGCGCGCCAATCTTTCATCTTGTTCTTGCCTATCATCCAGCCGCGGGCATCATAAGTATCAACGAAAAGCTGGCTGTTCAAAGAGATATAGTTGATACTGTTGGCATATTCTGAAACCTCTTGAACCGTAGGCTTGGTAAATTTAGCGCGCGCCTTCTTTTTATTATCATTGTTACCGTTATTACCATTATTACCATTGTTGTATATGTACGGCGTTGTTCCACTGTTGTCCGCTACCGTTCCACTGTTGTCCGCTTTGTATGCTCTTGGATTCTGGTAAAGGTCGTAGTTACAAATACTTATATGTGTTCCATAAGTGTCCGTTATTAGTTCTATTCGCTCTTGTTCTTTCAATTTCCTGAGCATACGAGCAACTTTTTGGCGAGACCATCTACGAATTGCCTTCTGCTCATAATATTGATTATCCTCAGCAATGATGCTTAGGCTTGTTATAAGCTCGCCACGCTTAATCTCAAAATTATTGAACCGTTTTGGCTTCTTGTCGTGATGAGCCACGATGAGCAGGTATAGAAATAGCTTGAACAAGTCGGGGCTGTCCTGCCATATTGCGGACTCCCTGATAATCCGCGCTAGTATGATATATCCATTCTTGATTATATTTTTTGTTGTTTTCGCCATCAAGAGGCTCTCTTAATTCCGTTTCGGTTGGCTGGTCGCTGACACACTTTTCTCGGCCTCGAAAAAAATTTTACGTAGGGGGTTGACAATTGAACGTGATTGTGGTACTTTCCGTTGTGTCGTTGATTTTTCGGGGTCGTCCCTGGCAGGGCGACCTTTCTTTTTGGTGCTTTTATAGTGTGCATCGCAACATCTCCTTTCTAACCCGTCTTTTTGAATTGAGAAACTTACTAACCTTTGCTTGTGCAGCACCAGTAAACATTCTCACAATACCAGCGCGGCCTACTGGTTGAATTTTCATCTTACGGATAGCGTAGGACACAACATCTCTATCAACATCAAGCCTTTTTGCTATGTCACCAACTGTTACAAAATCCATACGTTTACTCCTTAATAATTTTATTCTGGTATGAGAATAAGCCTATTTTTGATTATTTCAATTCGTAACACGAAAATAGGGCGTGTTACAGTTACGAAGTTTGTAAGTGTTTAGATGTGCAAGCTTTGCGCGTAGAACTGTTTTGCCTAAGAGGGGTGGTGTTACGAATTACGGTCTTTTGGCTTGTATTTCAAGATTTGTTTTTTGAGCCATTTATTAGGATAATACACTTCATAAGTAATTGGGTCGGTTTTAGTTTCCCCTTCTAATTCGCCGCCTTTAACACTGTCTTGTTGTCGCCAAGACCCCAATGTAGAGCGAGGTATTTTGTTTTTTTCATCGCCCTGAGTCGGTAGATGTAGTTTTTGTTTAAGTTCTCCAACTGTCGAATAAATGATAGTATTGCTACCAGTGTAGCCTCTTGGTTTTTTCCATTCTTTAACAGGTCTTTCCGTAGTGTTTTCGCCAACACCTGAATCACCTATTGGCTCTTTGCTGTCCCATATTTTCTGTGCTGTTATACACCATTCTTGACATTCCTGAATTTTATTAAAACCTATAACCGCATCGGTTTCTTCGGTTTTCTTCGGTAATTCTGGTAATTCAAGGTTAGGGTTTGATTTGAATAACCTTATTTTCAGGGCGAGCATACAATCTATCGCCTCTTCGTATTCCTTCTTCCAGTTATAAGGTTGACCATTTCTTCTTTTATAATAATAGAAACCATCTGGTTTCAGGTCAACATTGCCGCGCATGTGTCCGGGAACGTTTAGTGGTAGGCTTTTGTGTTTTCCCCTTAGCGATTGAAGTGCTTTGTATAAGTCAATTGACTTGTTAATTAACGTCTTATAGAAGTAAATTTGCTCTAAATCATCATTTTTGTCTGACATTTTTTGCCTACCTTTTCTGGACAGCACGGACAGCGGCGGAAGGTAGGCAACCAAAACCACCGCTGCCGGACTGCCCTAAGATAATCAATGGCTGGGGATAAATGGCGCTCAATAGCAATGTAAAGCGCGGGTCGTCCTTGCGGATAGACCTCTACCCCAGCCATAATTGATTGATTCAACAGACTTGACATTGCTATTGAGTTCATATACTAATTCTATCGTCAATTCTTCGGTTGTCAAATCTTTTTTGAAAAAGGTATTGAAAATTCTCTGATTTTCTGTTACATTGTTTTTATGGTATGGTTCTCAATATTTATCGTTGTCTTGGGTCTTTTAGGAATTGGGTACGCATTGGGCAAATCTAAGGGGTTGCCCACCGTTAAGCAACTCTTGGGTCAAGCTGGGTATCGGCATATAACTCAATTTCAAATCATTTTAGGCATAGCCATTCCGATAATCGCCACAATTATCGTGATTATTTTATTGATTCTGAACAGATAGTCAAATTCTTTAGAGAAATACCCAATAGAAGCAAATGGGCAAAAATTGCTCATTTCAAATGTTTCAAAACGAAACATTTCAAACAGGGGTTGCTTACACCGTAATAAGTGGGGGGGGTTATTACGTACCTACACCGCAAATATGAGCTTTTCAATGAGCCGAGGACTTATACGTTTCTGGCGCTTTCGTCCACTAACGGGCGTGCTGGACGCCTTAAATCGAAAGATAGAGGGTATGATGATAATATCACAACCATTATTCCTTTTTCTTTTTGAGTTGATTCAGGCGCAACATAAAACGTTCTGTGATAATTCCTGGCACTTTCCGCATATATTGGTCGAGCCGTTTCTGCTCGGCTTTGTCTGCCTGCTGGTAGCGTGTCCAATAGACGGTCGCTGCGGTCTCTGGGGGCAGGTCTATTAGGTTAAGCCACCATCGCTTGTCGGGTATGCCGCGAAGCTTACCGTATCGCATATGGCGCTCGAGTAATCGTTCTCTGTCTTGCCAGGGCTGAGCTGATATAAACTTTATGACTTTGGCTTTTTCTATCTGTCCGGCGTAAACTTGCTCTGATAATGCGTCCAGGGTTCGGGTCTGGACATATCGCCTTGTCTCCTCTTGCCGTGCGGCGATGTCAATGGCCTTTTCGTGCTTGGTGTACGGGTCGGTGGCTTTCAATACTCGGCGTATGAATGGGGCTTGCCTAAGCATATCCTGAGTAGCTTGCTCTTTTACATCTTCCGGCAGTTTGTCCATCACCAGACGCAGGCCGCCACCGACCGCAGAGGTATAGATATTGCCATAAGTAAGTAATTGCTCAAGGGCATATCCCGCCCGCTCCGGTGATACTCCTGTAACTCTGCCAATCTCGACAAGGGCGGGATGGGTGTATGCTCGATATTCTTCTCTCGGTTCGACTTCCGGCCCCTTCCATATATCCTCGTTACGCCAGAAGTCTTTGTTTGAAAAGTATCCTAAAGCTGCATCCAATGTCGGGGGCATAAGGTCGGTCGGCATAACCGTTACAAGACCGCGTGCAGCTTCCGTCACCTGGTCAACGCTGATTTCCTCTCCTAAGTGTTTCGCCATAAGATTCTCAAAGACGGTACAGACGAGCTTCTGTCCCTGGTCTTTGGCTATTCTAAAGTATAGGTGTCGCTTATTTCCTTCTTTGTCGGTGTAACTGAGCGGAGTAGTGATAATGAAGTAGTTGGCCTTGTCGTGGTCTGATACAGAGTCCCAACACTCTCGGTTCGTGTGTCTGTTGGCAAGGTATAGGCCAGTTGCAAGTGCGCCCATCTCTGCTAACTTGTAAGTGAAGGTCGCGGGCTTTTCTTTAGCTGCTCTGACAAGCCCTCTTGTGCCCTGAACTCCGGCGTTCAAATATGGTATTGCTGTATCGGCTGCTTTTGTGAAACTACCACCCTGTGAGAAGTCCAGATAGTTGCGGGCTATCCAGGTGGCCTCGTGGGGTGGCTTGCCATTTCGCAAAGCTCTTTCTCGCAGTGCAAGTCGCGTCCATATCTCGCTGGTCTCTCCAAGATAACCCAAAACATTTTGAATAGCAGATAATTTTCCTACCCCCTTGCGGGTAATATGTCCCTGGTGGGTCAAGAAGCTCATCCCGCCGCCTTGATTCAGATAGTCCAGCCACCTTCCCTGCCTTGTGATTGTATCGGGCAAGACCTTCGCATAGTCTTTTACCATCTGCGCCACTGTTATCGGCAGGTGCGGGCTGTACTCGGTAGTTGTTATCCAAGCGTGGGCGATGTCCCTCGGTAGGTTGGTCAAAGCAAACTCCGGATTGATTCCAGTCGCCATAGGTCTTAGGATTTTAGCTCCCGACAACCAGCCAATCATATTAGCCACTTGAGAGTTTATCGCAGGGTCGCTGTTTACCCATTCCCTTGCCATAGCTGACGGTATGTTCATCGGTACGGATTTACCGTCAATCATAACGCCTATCTGTTCAAAACCAGCCGGAGCTTTTTTGTATATGGTTACGCCCTTCTTAGTGACTTTTTTCACTTCGACAAGTCCGACCACGCCATTGTCGGGCATTTCTTTCGCAAGGTCGTACAAAGCCCTGTTAGCTTGATTGCGGAATATCCTGGCTTGAACTCTTGATACTACTTGAGCAAGTAAAGCTCTTGAATTATTTGAAAGCGTTTTATAAGAGCCTTCGTCTAATGCTTTTATGCCGGAGTCCCAAATGGTTATCTTCTTACCAGCGAAAGTGTATGTCCTTTCAGGGTCGATGTGCTGAATGAAGCGCCTGGGTGAATAGTCGCCCTTTTCAAGTAAGCCCTTGTAGCTTTCTCGGCTGATAATTCCCGCCTTATGGAGTTGGCTTAACTGGCTGTCCATCTCCTTGAAGTACAGGTCTGCTCTCTCGCTCAATCTCATAAATTGTTCTTTGGGTATGCCGTCAAGATACGCCTGATGTTCCTTGAGTCCCAGGCCTGCGGGATGGCGAATGTCTGCCCGATACTTCTCGATAGCGATAGTCCTGCGACTCTGAATTATTCTATTGAGTATGATTTCCTCGCTCTTATTAAGCCCTTGATAGATTTTACCAGCCGCCTGGTCTATCATTAGCGCAGCCTTAGAGCTTGCGCCTCGGATTAGGTCGTGCCGGATAACAGCTTCTTTGCCCAAAGCCCCGCCTTTTTTGAGTAGGTCTTTCTTGATGTTCGCAGAGGTATCCCACAACGCCCTTGCAGCTCCCTGGTATGCTCTCCTAATCTTGCCGTCACTCAATCGTTGCAGTTCAGTATCGGCCTTGTTGAACATTATCTCGGTTTTCATAGCATCGAGTATCTTTTCGCTCTGACTCTTGTGCTGAATCATAGATTGCTTTTCGAGGTAGTCTCTGTCTGACACACCCTTCCAAAACGCTTTCAAATCGCCTTTGGTAGCTTTTTGCAGGGCTTCTTTTTCGATCGCCGTTAGTTTGCCTTTGGCCTTTACTGCGTTAGCGAAGTTTACTGGCTTGGTGAATTGCCTGGCTGTCTGCGCCAGAGCGTTAAGCTCTTTCGGGATTCGGATTGTGGTTTTGCCAAGGATGTCGGCCTGAATTTTGGCTGCCAGCTTATACTGCTCGTTGATAAGCATCTTGTAGGTGGCGTTAAAATTCTTCTCATTGCCGAAAGCTATAATCTTGTCAAACTTACCCAAACCGTTTAAGAATCTTTCGGGGTCGCTTGGTATAAGATTGGCCTTTCGTAAATAAATTATTGTCTGCTCAGTTTCCTCTGCGTTTAGTTCGAGCATCCGGCGCACCATAGCGTTCTTTTCCAGACCGGCAAGCTGCTCTCTCATAGGTTTTACTTTGTTCAGGAAGTACAAGTCTAACAAATAGCCGAAAGAACGCTCGGCCAGAACCTCTCGGTCGATAGTACCATCCACAACACCCTTGACTACATCGTCAATAGTAAACTCGCCCTTACCGCGAATGTAATCCAAAGCTGCTAATCCAACGGCCATTCGCAGGGGCTTTGTGGGTATCACACCGGCAACGGGATATAGAGCGCCGGTAAGCGTCATAGTCGCCGTGTTTTCCAGAAGCTCGACAGCGGCATCAGTAGCCTCATCGTTTTCGGTAACAGCAGGGATGGCACTTGACAGAAAACCGGACAAGCCCAAAGTAGCGCCGCCCTGTTTCATCAACTGAGCGATACCACGTAGGCCGGTAGATGTCGGGGCAAGCCTTCCGCCGATGATACCCTTCGCCATTTTCATTGGGCCGAGAATAAAACCAATAAGACTTGAAACAGAACCGCCAATAGCTCCTGGGATGGTTTTCGGTTGGGCTATTTCGGTCTGCAAGGCATCTGTCAGGCCAGCGGTGAAGCTGCTCAAGCCTCGCTCGACAACAGCCCTTAGTTCGTGCTTGATGGGGCTGGTCTCAAAGTCGGGTGTCGTGCCAACGTAGTCCCACATCTTCTCAAGGACGTTCTCCCGCCTGCCGTAAAAAAAACTACCGATAGGACGTTCAAAGAAGCCGTAATCCATATAGCCCTTAAAAAGATTCATTTCGATTTGACCATCGGTGTATCCGGCCTTCATTGCTCTATCGACCATATCGACAATGTTCGTAGCTATCATACCATCGGTATATCCGGCTCGACGTGCCTTTATAATCTTCGGAGCTATCCCTGGGTACAGACTCTCAAGCGCTCCTCTCTCATAATACATTGGGCCTTCGGGTCTGTAATCAATGTAAGGTTTCATATCCAAACGCCGATGTTCGTAGAGCCATTCCCTTGCAGGAGAAAGTGGAGCAACTTTTATACCAAAGTCGGGTTTGGCAACCTCTTGGGCTGGAGCGAAGGCTGGCGGTTCGGACGGGTCGAAAAACTCTTGCTCGCCAGGATATTCCGCGACTGCGGAAAATTCAAGATTATGTCCCACTGTGACACTTTTCAGATTGTCGCCCGCGGTCGACTTTTCAGATTCAGTTTTCACATTCAGTTCTGGCATTACTTGAAAATCCCTAACGGGTCATATTCAAGTTTAATTTCTGGTTGTTCCCTTAACGGCCCGACCGGTTCTGTTTTTTTCTTTGGTGTGGGCTTGCCTCGGAGCATAAGAGTCATTCTCTCAATCTGCGGTTTCTCCAGGCTGAGGACGTTTGACCAATAATCCACAATGTACGGTATGCCAGTCTCAATCGCCCGCTCGTAGATGTCCTTGTCCTTCAAGTCCTGCGTTTCAATATCGGTAAACAACTGATTCATCGCAGCGTGATAACTTATTCCGCCTTCTGGATGGGTAAACTTAGTGTAGGTATCAGACCATCCTAATTGGTCTTTTAGGAAACGGTCGGCACGGCCAAACCAGAAGCCCTTGTAAACATCCATACGGTTTATGAAACGGTCGGCATCGTCAATCGAAAGTCCCTTACCGACAAGAGCGGATATATCCTTCGGGGTTATCTTGGAGCGTGGGTCACGTATTTCTTCAAGTATTCGGGCTTCGACTTCTGGGTTGGATTCCTTAAACAGAGCCTCTTTATCTTTGAGAACAGCCTTCGCCCAATCGTCAAGCATCGTGTAGAAAGTGTCTTTGCTGCCCAGACCGAACTCGTCAAGTTTACTCGCTTGGATAATATCTTCGGTTAGCTGGCCTTTTCTGGCCAACTGTATTAAGCGTCCCTGCTCGGCGTTTATATATTCTTCCTGTGCAATTTTTAATTTTGCAGCCTTGGTTCTTTCGGCAATGTCAATACTTTTTAGTATTGCCGTTTTTTCAGTAGGCGTAAATACCTCTGTTGATTTTGCCAAGTTTCTTGCATCGTCATAACGACCAACATTAACCAAGGCGCCAACAAGCATTTGGTCTCTATATTCTTCAAGCTCACCAGCCCTCCAATAAGGAGCCATCCCATCTTCTATAACATCCAGCGAAGGATTTTTATACATATCCTCAACTGAGAAACCAGCACTGGCCATACGCTCGAAAAGGTTAGTGTACTGGCGGCCAGTTTCATTGCGCTGGAACTCAACCTCTTTACGCCAGACTATATATTCTATCTGCCGAAGTGCTGCCTGTCTGTTTTTCTTAGTATAATTTGAGAAATCCTGACCGGCTCTATAGCTCATCTTGGAAATGGAATTTTTCTCAATAGCATTGAGGTCGGTATTGACTTTTTTTCTAAAGTCATCAAACTGTTTTATATCCGTAAATGTGTTTAGGCTGGCTTCTCTCATACTCTTGGTGATTTGCTTATTCCTGTCACCATAAGCAGAGGCTAAAACAGCATTATCTCGGATTCGCTGCTTGTCCTCATCTATTGCAAATAGAGCCTTGCTAAAGTTAATAAGTCCCCGACCAGCCCATTGTAATCCCCGACCTATTGCCCCAGCGCCTACATCAGCGGCGGCTAATGGTATCGGCGCTTTGCCTACCGGCTTCGGCGTTATTTTAGCGTAATATTTTGGTATATCTGGAATAATTATACCTCAGTCTTTTCTTTTTTAAGTTTATAAGCCGTTAAACCTACCGTTCCCATACCCGTTAGCAATGTCCCTGCGGCGGCTAATTGTGAGCCTCGTCTTGCCGCTTTCCCTCTTGCCCTCGCTGCAACTCCCTGAAATCTCATACCGAAGGCTTCTGATTCGACAAACTCGCCTCTTAGAAAACCCTGCTTCAAAATAGCTAATCTATCGGCTTCAAGCTCCTGTGCGGTTTCTTCTAAAAGCAACGCAGGAGTCCCTTCGGTAGTTAGTACGCCAGCCCAAGCAACGGCAACCTTCTGCTTGCCCCTAAATCTCCGTCCTTCCTTAGCAAACTTTCTGGCTTCCTCTTGGGCTGCCGCCCTTATTTCTTCGGCCTCTTTTACCTTCTGGGCAGCGTTGAAATTGAGAATGTCCTGCTCAGCTTGTGCCTGCACATCGGCGGCGCGACCTTGTTGAATAATCCCATAAGCGCTTACAGTAATACCACCAATTAAAAGAGGAACAATAAGTGGCTCAAAGCCTGTAGCAAGAATTAAATCAAACATTATCAATCCCTAATTAAACCGTACATAATTGCATCAACACCATCAGGCGTGTACTTACGAGCAATACCTTCGACTTTGAATCCAAGATGTTCAAAGAGAATATGACATTGAGGAAAGTCCACCCGGCCAAAAAACTGGATTCTTCTTAAGTGGTTATCGTTTATGAGATTCTTCATTCCTTCAAGAATACATTTGTATCCCTGAACTTCATCTATGTATGGTGAAAGTATTAGCCATATCTCAGCCACACCCGTCCGTGACTCGTCCATTCCCCCGACACCTACTATTTCGCCATCCACCCATCCGGTAAAACATTTACCCGACTTTTCTCTTTCCTCAGCGAGAGCTTTTAATTCATCGTTGACTGAAGGAGTGGCTTTCAAATTCAACTCTTTAATTCCACGAGAGGTAACCCACAGCATATCTTCCGCTTTGAAGGATTTTACGCCACTCATTACTTCCACGTCAATCATTCGCATAATCATTCGCAAATCTCACTTCTAAAGTTAATTTTAACTTTCTTCTTTACTGATTTCGGCAAAATCCTGTTTGAAAAAATCTAATTCAACAACCTTTCCAAGTTCGCTAAAACAAACCAAAAGAAGTTTGTCCACCAAGTCATCATACACAACACAACTAATCTGCCCGCGCTGATGATAACCCAACATATATTGATAAAACTTCATCATCGGTAATGTCAAGCGGAATATGGAGCGCCATATAGCACCCTGTTCCCCATCCAAGTCCAACAAAACCCTAAGCCGCTGTAAATACTCATCCGATGTCGGTTTTGCCACGGCGTATAGCTTCCTGTTTGGATTGTTGAGTACCACTATTTTCCCAGGTTCGCTGTCTTCCAAAAATCGAACAAGATAGGCCAATAGGTCGATTGGTAATTTTGCAATATCTTCTAACAAAGCCTCTATATTCTTATTTTTCTCGAAATTATTCATTTTTATACTTGTATCGGTGGCATTTAATATCCTATTGCAAGCCAAGCTACTGTATTTGTAAAATTACTATTATTTTTAACAGAGAAACCAGTTGTACTTTTAGCCGTCACACCGCAAGTATCTTGCCAGTGAGCAGTGCTTCCATAGGTAGGAAATACTTGCAGGCAAGCATTATCAAAATCTGTGAGACCATTATCAGTAAAATCATACGCCTTTGTCTGATTAGTCGTTAGGCTATAAGAACCCCATTTTATTTGTAGTCCTCCTGGTAGTTTTGTCTGACCTTGAACAGCAAGAGTACTAATTTCTACAAGGGGTAATGGTGGATATTCTATTTTTTCTAAGCCCATTAGTCTTTATACGCTCCAACATCAAGTGTGATTGCGAGAATAGTCATAGGCAATGGGTCAGGTTGTCTTATGATAATGTTCCCTTCCCGTTCGTACCCCCCCCTGAACGGCATTTCAATATCTCCGGTAAACATTGGAAACTCCGCCGATGTTTGTCCGGCTTTTCTGAAAACAATAGGATTCATCTTATCGGTGTCAGCACCCCATTCACCGCCCTTGGTCTTGTAGAAGCTAATCACACCACCGAGAATCTTCTTGGTGGTCGCAAGGCCGAGATTGAATAGGTTCAACTTCATCGGCTTGTATTCAGGTATATAGGGAAGTCCGTATTGGACTTTACTCGCGGCGGTATCCAAAGTAAATGTTCCGGTAGCTGAAACCGTCTTGTTATCTTGTTTTTCTCCATCCGCACAGATAGCCACCGATTCGCCTACGAGATGGGTTGCCCCTGTCATTTCGGTTATCTCAGCACCGTCATAAGTAACTCCTGAATCCACAAAGAAGGCGTCCTCATCGTCACTTCCCCAGTTGCGGGGCTTGAACCTTTCCACGTATCTGACCGTCCCATCATTTATCTTTCTCTTGACCGTAACCCAGACCTCATCTTCTCGACGTGTCCCACCGTAAATGATAGCTACAGACTCAAAAACAGAATCAGCATCGGAATCGGCAGTAACAATTCTCGACCACGCAAATACCTTTTGGTCTCTCTCGTAGGACATAACTGCGATTTGACCATCATTCCTAACGCACCATAACATCGGGTCGGGAGTTCTCTGAAAAGCCATATCTACTACGCCATCGGTAAGACCCATACCCATTATATGATTAGCAAAAACCGTCAAGTCATCAGCTTTATAGGAATCAGATTCAAAGTGATAAAGAAGTTCACGTATCTTCTTCCCACCTCGCTGAACGAAAAGAATTGCCTGATTGACTATCAAGGCAGCAATATTTTCTGAACCGTGGGTCGTTTGGATTTTAGCACGTTTATTAGTTGGCGTAAGTGCTTCATCATCTTTTGAAGCACCGAATAAATGCTCTCCACCAATCGTACTAAGAATGAGTATGTCTTTAGCCAAAATCCATCGTATTCTGTTTTGTTGGCCTGTTCCTACCAAGGCGTGAATCATTGAATCGTCTGGATTAGTACCACCTGAAAAGTCTGAGAAATTACCAGAGGCACTACCCCATATATTCAAAGGCTGCTTTATGCTTCCAGCAAAGGTCAATCTTTCCTCGGCTGAGATAACAACATCTATCGGCCAGCCACGATAATTCGAGAATGAACCTTCTGACCAGCGATGGGTAAGGTCTGTAGAGCCAAGAGTTTTCAGCACAGTACCTAAAGCAGAGGTGGGACTTACGACTGATGTTATTTCAACTATTCCTATATGAGAAGTATCCCTGACAGATAATTGAGTAGAACATATCGAAGCGTCACCACCTGCCTCGGACACCCTTGCCCTGTATGTCGCATCGGCAAATTCCTCCGTTCCCGAAGTGGTTATATTTTTATTCGCCGCAGAGGTCACGGTCACAACGGTCTCCTTGGTCGTGAAACCATCATAACTTCTTTCCAAAACTACACTTGCGGCATTGCCCGCCGTTCCCCAAGTTCCATTGGTCGTAAAGTCCCAAGTGATGCCTTTGGGAATTGCCAAGGCAGTGTGGGTATCATTAACAGCACTGGTATCAAGAGCGCCAACTTGAGATGGCGTACCCGTTCCGTGAACCAACTTAAACAACGCCCCCGTTTGCGATTTAGATGTATCAGCACTTCCGCTCGGCTCATGGCCAGCCGTTGTTCCGAGACGAAATGGCTTATGGCCTATCGCCGTTAGAGTTATGTTGCCTGTAGTCGCACTTGGAGTAATTGTTTTTGAGATAGTGTCATTTTCGTTTAGGAATGGGCCGGTTCGCATATCTTCGACCGCTAATGTCCATACAGCGTGTTCTATTCGGGACAATCTTCTTGGCTCGTAAGATGGATGAGTAATAAATAAAACATCTGCCGATGACTCGAATTTCAGGGCTGGTAAATCTGCCGTTAAGTATGGAGTTGTAATTTCAAATGGATTAGTAGAATATAGACTTGCAATCTCTGTTGGCGTAAGGACATCCTTAAAGAGAGATACTTCGTCTATCTTGTCCTCCCAGAAGTTTTCATTTGCAGTACCAGCAGAGTTGAGCTGCGAGCCTATTCGTACATCTAATCCAGCGTTCTGCATTGCACTATAAGAAATATTGTTAGTATTAGTAGAGAGGACTGCTACGCCATCCACATATAATATTATGCCATCGGCGGCGACAGCCGCATCAGCGGGGGCGCTGTAGGTGACACAAAGAAAATGCCAGCCTGTCGTCAGTGCGACGGTTGTTATAGCGGAAATTTCCCTCGAAGGCATATTCTCTGTTCCCTCGCCGGAATTATAAAGCGTTAAAATATCGGCAATCGTAAGTGTCGAACCAAACAGCATAACATTGTCAATTTTGTCTCCAAAATGACTGTCGAGAACGCTATTGGTGTAACGAGCGCCGATTACAACCTTTGTGGCTGTATCTTCCATTTTCACATAAGCGGGATTATTAACTGAAGCCCCAGGCCCCCAAGCCTGAAGTTCGTAAGTATAATGATAAGCATAAGCATTAGTTCCTGGAGTATTGAACGCACGCATATAACATTCAATTTTGATTTTTGTTACATCATTCCAAGAGCCGTCAATTGTTATCCATCCTGTACCACCACCTTCGGCAGCATAAGTTTCGGTATTCACTAAATGCCAGGCATCAGCATAATACAAATATACTTTTTCATAACCTGTATGAACTACATCACCTCCCAAACGCCAATACCGATAATACTTAATTGATTCTACCAACGGTGCATTGGTTATAAAATCCACCTGGGCAGTATAGGTAGCATAAGGGCCGTCCACAGATTCACCATAAAATCCAACTCTTGTCCCAGTAGAATCATCATTCAAATTCGCAGCAGTTTCAAACCAAGCATCAATAAACTTCTCAGCCCCTTTTGTAAAAATTGGCGTTCCAGTTAAACATAAATTTACAGTGGATTTTGTGGTTATTTCCTCGCCATCTACATATAAGGTGATATAGTTCGCGGCGGTCGGGCCTGTCCAGGAAGTATGCTCCCCGTTATATGTCACGCATACAAAATGCCATCCTTCGGTGAGAGCGCTTTCGGACAGTTTATACACAGCAACGCCCGCACTGTCATCGGCCACAATGAACCTCAACTTTCCATCTGGGTCGATACTAAACGCCCACTCCACAGCCACGCCTACATCATATTTGGAAAGAATGTCCTGATAAAGGC